TTTAGATTGCTCTGCTAAATATGCAGCGTCTAGTTGTGTTAACGCATAAATCTCTAATGCTGTTGGTTTTCGCCTTGTAAGCCTAGCCCATGAATCAATCTCGGTGTAACTAATTGCATTAGCACCAAATCCATTGCTCCCGCGTGTGCGTGTTAGCTCAATAAACCATCCCCAGATATGCCCCACTAAATGCGGAAACGGCAATGATTCATATTCTGGTGGTATATAGCCGCGTTGCCTTAAAAGGCTTTCGGCTTCATCTTTTAAGCTATTTCCGTTTGCATCTTTTGTTGTTAGCTCAAATTCGCGCACTGCATAATCAACAAGATCACGAATCAGTCTTTGCTGTAGTTTCCCAAGTCATTCGATGCAGTCAATACCTGCATTCTGACATGTACATTTCTAGCCATTAACTTTGTTGCATTGTCTTTTGTAAATTCATCTTTTAAACCAGACCAACCAACAATGCGAACCGCTGCGCTTTCGATAATATACTCGTCATCTTCTTCAGCAGTTCTAACCTTATCTTTGCCAGTAACACTTTTTTGTGTTGCTTGGGTTCTGATTCTGTTTGCTTGACGATTTGTCCATTCTTGTACTTTTTGGCTTTCAGTGCCTAATACTTGAATTGTAATGCCAGTTTTTACACCTTTAATGCTTAACACTTCTAAATCAAAAGGCGCGTCACTTGCCGCTGTTAAATCTAAATCATCAATGGATAATAATTCTGTTTTGTTCATGTTTTTACCTGTCGTTAAATTAAAAAAACCGCTACAACCTAAAAGATTGCAGCGGTTTCCATTGTAGCATAACCGACAGGATTTACACTACGCAGCCTGCGAATCTTGAATAACAATAGTGGTTACTTCAAGACCTGTTCCAGACACTTCATTTTTAATTGCAGTGAAAGGCAATGTACGTTTTAAACCTGTTTGAACATCATCAATGTCTGCACCGCTAAATTTAACGCGTGGCAATGTGAAAGAAACAAAATCTGTGTTTTTTGCAGCAGTAGCTGCTAACGCCACAACAATAGTTGCTTCAGATTCATTGATAAATAAATCACGCAATGTGACGCTGTCAAAATGCGCAGTGATTGTTCCAGTAACTGCAACTGTTCCGCTAAATACGTCAGGACGCAGTGTGCTACCCACTACGCCATCGGCAGCCGCAACATTACCATTAACGTCAAAATCAATTGATGTAATAGTTGCATAAGGTGTGCCGTTAACAATTAATACACCATTTGCACCACTATCAATACCTGTTGTGGTAGTTGCTGTAGTTGATGTAATTTGCTGAGTTGTATTAGTGGTTAAATTTAAACCAATCAAAGGAAAATCAACAGTCGCCATGCCGTTAGATGGAATTTTAACCTGAGCGTTTGTTGGTTTAATATCGGTAAATAATTCAGATTGCGCTAAATCACTATACCAAGCCTCAACACTAAAATAATCATTAGTGTGACTTGATGATGGTACATAAGACGATTTACCAGCGTCTGATAAAGTGCATGAGGCAATCGGACCTTCCGCCACTAAAGCAGTTGCGCCTAATGGTTTAACGGTTAATGCTGTTGTTGTTAATGATAACACCACAACACGGTTGTTTAAGTTTGCGGCATTAACACTGCCTGCGGTAATGTTAACGACTTGACCTACTTTTACGCCACCAGCTAAAAAATCACCTGTGCCGCGTGTGATGGTGTAATTTGAGCCGCTTGTGGCAATCGTTAATGACAAACCTGTTATTGCTGTAAACGTAGCAGCAAAATCTTTACGCAAAACCGCTGCAAAAAATTCTTGATAGGTTTTAGACGATAATTCACCGCTAATTGTGCCGCTGATTTGTTTTGTGCCGTGACGCATATCGGCAACTTGTTGATCTGGTCGAATTTCATTTGATTGATAAGTTTCTTTAGCCAAATTTAATGTTGCAGACGTTCTGCGTAAATCTTGACCGCCACTTCCTGTTGCTGGAGAACCTAAACCAGATTGTTTTTTGTAGATAATCTTTTTGCTAATGCCTTGTGCAATTGTCATTTTGTAACCTCTTTATGTTGGATAAATATCTGCTGAAAAATAAATTGATACCGGAATTTTATAAAGCACCCCGTCAATCAATGCCGGTGCAATTGATGGTGTCTTGTCAATAATAACAGTTACACTGCCGTTTGTTAAACTTGTACCGCGTTTAAAATGATTAACCAGTAAATCAACGCGGGTTGCTGCTGTTTTTGCGCCTACGTTAGCTTGATAACATAACATTACCTGCATAAATCCTTTTACGCGATAATGATTGCCGCCTAATGTTGGATTAAGCGTATCTGCAATCATTAAATTAACTTGCTGATATGCTGTGCCAACGACTGGCGTAAAAGGTACGTTTTCCCACGCTGTCGCAATCGTAGGCGTTAGCGCATTGAGTTTTGTTTCTAATGCGGTACGGATCTCAACTAGTGCCATTTAAAGCTCCTTCAAATAATGCAACAGATATGCGAACCATGCCGTTTGGTGCTTGCCTGCTGTGCGCGTCATATTCTAATTTTTGAATATATGGCACGTTGTTTGTCAGATAAACAATACTTCCTGCTCGTCTTGGCAATGTGTTTTGCATCTTTAAAACATTGCCTGTGTCATCTTCTCCCGTAAAAGGCGCACCTATTGTGCATTGCCAATTTCCGCGAGCGCGTCCAGTATCAACTGGTGTCATTTGGATAATGTTTGAAAATACTTCACTGGTTGCCGCGCGTATTTTGTCGTCAATGCGACCGTTAACACGCGCCACAATTTGCGACATTGAACCTGTCATTTTCTCACCTGCATTTCATAAAGCGCGGGTAATTCACCCGACCATATATGACGAACCGCCACCACTTGATAAACTTCACTATCAACGGTTACTTTATCGGCTGGCTGTGGAGTTGGTGCACCTAATGCCGCAATCATTACCTTTCTGTCGCCCGCTTGCACTACACCGCTAATAAAATCAATCCCGTTATAATCTTTGATAACGGCAGTGTGATTGGTTGATGTTGTTGTTCCGCCCGATAACTCACCCGTTGTTGGGTCATAAGTTCCCTCAACAATAGACGTTAGCGTGATTGATTTGCCAAACTTATCAAGCAATTTATCTGCTGTAGAGCGAGCGCGAGCGTCAAGTGTCATGTTCTTACCAGCGATCTCGACATATCATTACCCTGTTGTTTAAAAAACACGGATAACATGGCGTCAATTTGAGCATAGCGTGTTTGCTGTGGTGAATATTTATCATATTCCACCTCGATAACGTCTACTTTTTCACGAATCACGCCTTGTGTTAAATCCTGCATTAAAATTGCTGTGTAAGATTTCAATGCTAATTCAGCACACGCATTTTTTACAGTAGTTGGCACAATGTCAAAATCGACATATTGAGGAAATACGTTAGCCGATAATGAATCAATTAATGGAACGTATAAGCGCGGCCAATCAAGCGATTGGGTTGAATATCTACGATAACCCGCATATTGCAAACGATATTGAGCCACCATGTAATCTGTGGCTTTGCGCAATAATTGCTCTTTTGTTGCATCGCTTGTAATTGCCGCCCACGCTGTGTTGCCAATATTTGCATGGTAGGCTGTCGCGTCTGCAACTGATACATAGCTTTCAGCGTTTGCAAGTCCAGTACCGTCCTCAACGATTAAAGCCATAGTTTAATCCTCCATCCATTCAATCATGCCGTAAATTCCGCTGCCAGAAACAACTTGGTTATCAGCAAAAATAATTAAACCTTCATTTTTTGCCAATATAAAACCTTCGCCATTATTGTCAAACTCAATAGTTGACGCATTTCCAGTAAATTTAGAAATAACTGAGCGTTCCAAAAAATAAGGCTCTTGCGTCACGCCTGTCATATCTAAACCAGCTTGATTGCGTAAGCATAGCATTTTGCTAGGCTCGTTTTGATTATCGTACTTTGTTACGGTTAACGTTGTGCCGCTCGTTGGTGTGCCTTTAATGCGAGCAAACCCATAAACTGAATTACCATTGCCGCCCGCGTCTGCGCTATCTAGCTGAATGTGCATTTTTGTTATACGCAGTGACGTTTCATCGGTATTAACAAACGCCTGATAAACCGTACCCGCTGTGACTGTAGTTGGTTTTGTTGCTATTTTGCAAACGTAATGCTTCATAAGTCCGCCATAAATAAAGGCGGGAGAACGCGAACAGGAACGAACGCGAACCCCCTAGAAAAATTAACCTAGCAACGTCGCAACGTGGTTTGGTTTCCATACTTTTACGCCATATAAGCAACGAACTTCAAGCATAGTTTTCATATAACCTTTATAAACTGCAATTTCAAATACTAAACCGCTTGTTGGGTCTTGTACTGTCATCACGTCAACAGCAGAATCGCCACCGTTTGGCATAGCAGGTGGGCGCATGCCTAACTCAACCGCTGATTTGTGAAACGCAACACTTGGTGTGTAAGAGTCGCCAACTGTTAAAGCGTTTGCTGTAGCAATGACTTTTTGTGCGCCTGGAGCATTTAATGAAATAGTACCAGCAGCAGTAACGCCTGTTCCAACAACATATTTGTTTGCAGTATCTGCCGCAAATGTTACAACGTCACCTGCTAATACTGTGCCTGTGCCTGTCACCAATGCAATATCAGTAACACCAACAGCAGTTGAGCCAGAAGTAACGTAAGAAGTACCACCGCCTTTTGTGTGCGTAGTAATACCAGCCGATTCTTTAATCATGATGCCTTGCAAATCAAGCAAAGTACCTTGACGTAATAAAGCTTCATTACCGCTTGTGTTTACTTGTTGGAGTTGTGCAAGGTTGCGCAATTTAACGCCAGCCGCTGTGTTCATAATCAATGAAATTTGATTATCAGTTGGGCAGCCGTTATCAACTAAGATTTGACGCACTTGCGCAATAGTGTCGAAGTTAGACGCGAATGGTGTAGTGCCAGCTGAACCAACAGCGCGTGATGCGCCTTTGTAAGCAGCTGAGAATAAATCTTGTTCAATTTTGTTGCATAATGCACGGATTGCTTGCGCAATTTGATCGCCATAAATGGTTTCATAGCCTGCACCATTATTGACGTGTTTAATATCTTCGCCAGTCCACGGAATCTGAACCGAAGCGTAAGAATCAAGCGTCATTGTTTTGTTGTCAACGGTTTGATCTGTACCTTCAGGAATTGTCATTGAAGGTGCAAATGAAGTGTTAACGCTTGGTGTGCGAGTGAATGCCGCACGGATTGTGTCGCCTTTTGCAGCGCGGATTGTTGCATCACCATTGATGGTAGATGAAGGGATAAAACCAACTAATTCACGACCAACTACATCTGCCGCTTTGTAAATGTCTGCTGCTAACGAATTTAATACATTTGCCATCTTGATTGCCTTCTAAAATAAAAATAAATATTAGACGGCAATCGAAAACAGGAATTAAGACTCTGTAACTTTGCCGCCACTTTTTGCAAAACTTGCCCGCTCTGGGTGTGACATATTGTCAAACGTTGAACGGCTTACAACTTGTTGTCCAGTGCTACCACTTCCACCATTTGCGCCACCACCGTTATTCTGTGGTGCTGCAATATAATGTTTGCCGTCATCACTGGTCGCCCATTCTGTTACGAACGCGCTTAAATCTTTGTCGCCTATAACTGCTTTGCGTGTGTCGCCAT